CATATCCGTTTGGCTTGCAAGCCACGGAATAACGTTTCCTTGTGCCGTTTTCATGGCAATGTAAGCCCCATATGGTACATCTTTGCCATCAAAAGCTATACGGGCTATTTCCGTAGCTGGCGGGTAACTTGAAGCCGGGACATAATAAAGGAACATTCCTTTTCCGTTCCACCCACCTCTTGCCAAACGATGCCCTTCTTTCAGATTCAGCAATGCAGAGCCAAAGTCCATTCCCTCAGTTTTGAAAGTAAAGCCATATTCTGTGATTATAATTTGCTTGCATCCGGAATGAATCAGATCATCATCATATGTCTTTTCAATGTAGGCAATCTTCTCTGCCACATTGGGATTTGTGATGATTTCCGTTTCCCCTGTAGGCATTGATATCATCAATGTAATACTTTTTGCATCAGTGCCCTGTTCTGTATATGCTTTCAAAAGTTCTTCTTTTCTCGTCATGATATTTTCTCCCTTTCCTCCCAGACTTATAATGTACACTTGCCCACCACCATTTTCTGCATACACCCTGCGCCCGGCCGGGAGGTGTAGCCGGGCACGCACCGTCTTTTACTGTTATATGATTTTTGCCATTGGGACTATATCGGTGTAAATTTCATCCTCATCCTGATAACCACGGGAAATGCCATTCTCTGAGGAACTATTTTGCCCCTCCACACCTTGCTTTGCCCAATAATAAACTGCTGCATCGAACACCGTATCCCGGTATTTTTTTGCTGCTTCTTCCTTTTCTTCATCGGTGTATCCCCAAGGATACCTCCTTGCACAAACCTTGCGAATCGCCCGCCGGACTAAAATAAGCAGAAGCGGATTGTCCGCATCGCTTACTTCGTCACCGAGGTATGTACGCACATCTTCTAAGATTTCCGCTTCCACTTAAATCACCTGCCTTATTTTTCTGTCTTTGTAGTGTCTGCTTTCTTAGCAGTTGTGGCTTTAGCGGCATCTGTTTCAGTTGTAGTTGCGGCTTTCGCTTCACCAGATGCACCATACGTTGAGGACTCCTGAACTGCCCCTTCACCACTATCTTCTATGACCTCTTGCCAACCACTTGCTCTAAAGGCTGCTGCCTGTAATGCGGTACGGGCTTTCATTGTCTTACCATCTCTCTCAAACTTAAACATATCAATTACCTCCTCAAATTGAATTACGCAGATTTGTGAACACCGATAGCATTAGCTTTTTCTTTCAGGACAAATGCATCAAAACGAACACGTCCCTCCACCAACCAGCCACTGATGCCAGGCGCATCTGTATGGATTTTATATTCCTGCAGTTTAACCGGCGCCGGTGTACAAATCGAATTGGTGATCACGAAGTCCACATCTGCAGGCAGGTATGATGTAGGAACCTTAATGCAAGGAACACCATCAATTTCACCAATCAGGCCATTAATGGCAATCTGCGTTGCCATGTCGCCTTTTTTTGTGAAAGCTTCATCCAATTTGATTTTATTGTGGTAACCCGGGGTAACCACAACGATGCGACCAGCCTGCGGAACCTTGTTATCATCAAGAATTTCCTGAACACCAAGGAATTCCTCATAGGCATTTGCTTTGGTCACGGCTAATGTAATAACATTGCCTGTCGGCGCACCAGCTACAATCTTTGCCAGACGATACTCATCTACTGCCGGAATCACCACTTCATCAATCTGACGGCGTAGTGCCTTTCCAGACTCCATCGTCATCATGGTATCATCATATGATTTTCTATCAATCGTAAAGGTAAAGGACTTATCCTGCGTAATTTTCATTTCCTGGGTTTCATTGCCCAGTTCATCTGGTGTACCATACCTGTTGCTGCCTGACAACGAATAGTCGTTTAGCGGAACAGTCGGAATTGAGTACACATTAACGGTCTCCACGCCTAACCAATCATACGCATTATTGATAATTCCGGTCGTCCTCGCTCCAAGTTTGAATCTTTCATCCACCTGTGTCGCATATTTTGACGCATAATTTACTGCCATAGTTAACTTCCTCCTTATTCCCCAAATCCTTTCAGGAATGGGTCAACCTCAGATTCATCGCCGTTGCCTGCCTGAACATCCGGTCTGGATTTAATCCAGTCGGCTTCAGCGGCTTTAATCTTACTGTCCATGAGTTTCTTTATATTGGCAGACACAATGTCTGCATAACCATCGGTCTTGTCTACTTCGGCTTCAGCAGTCTCTTTCGCCATTTTTTTATCCATTCCCATATCCAAATATCGGGAAGTGGATTCTTCTAAAGAGATCCGTCTCTCCAATCCGGCGACATATTGCTTGTGCAATTCCTCTTGTTCCCGCTTTGCCTCGTCCTCCTGCTCTTCGGCAGTTTGCTTAGCTCTCAATGCCTTGGTTTTTTCAGAAGCTTCCCTTAAAGCCTTATCAAGAGCGACCTTATTCTTTTCTTTTTCTGCCCGTTCCTGCGCCAGTTGAGCCAGCAATTCATCAACAGTAGGCTGTTTATTCTCCTGACTTTCTTCTGCGCCAGTCTCCGCTTCCTGATTCTCAAGTTCCTGATCGTTCAAGTTTTTACTTTCTTCCATATCCATAACCTCTACTTTCTGCGTTTTTGGTAGGCTTCTCTGCCCTGATAATGTGTCTGATTTGACCAGCTTTCTGTAGCTGTTGTGTTTGAACACTTCTCTGTGTATATATAAAAGCACCCGGATTTCTCCAAGTGCTAATTACCTGATACTACTATCGGACTGTTATCATTCTGATCTGACATATCGGACATAACCCTGTCAGAATCCCTGTCGCTGACTTCCGCTTTCCCCGGGTTACTAATAATAGACTGCTGATAAGTGTCAATCACATCTTTGCTATCCACCCATGTCTGTTGCGGGTCTGCAAATGCATCAATAACCTCAAGCGCATGTCTTCCATGAATACCATTCTTAATGTATGTTGCAAAAGTATTCGCCTTAGTCGCCATATCATAAGTCTTGTTCCTGATAATTCGAGGCTTGATATCCGACATCTTCAATTCCAGCAACGGACTATCTTGCGGGAATTTTGGAGCCTTTTTGATAGCTGCAAGTATAAGCTTTATTTCTTGCATCTTACCCTGCCTTATCATCTGCTCTTCCTTACAAGCCGATACCTCGGCAGCACTCCATCCAGAGGACATTGACATGGCACTTCCCGTTGAACCGCCGCCCGGTTCACTTCTTAACGGAACATTACACTTCTGTAAAATAACTTCTCTTCGGTATTTAATGTTTGATAGAACACCTTCATAGTTAAACTCACCCATGAGCGGCTTAATATCAGGTTTGGCACTCGTAGCATTACCAGTCTTGGTAATTATCCACATACCGCTCCTTATCTCATCATTACCGTCTTTGTCTTTAGGGATTTCAATATCATTTCCCCACCAGATTGCTTGTGTGTTTTGAGCTACGTCATTAGTAAAATCAGAAACAAGGATATTCAGGTTATTCATATCACTGATCTGGCGTTCGAAACACCCCATCCTATCATACGTCCGAATATATTCAATGATTGGTATCATGCCAAGTGGGTTCTTCTCACCGCTCCGACTGTTAAATGAAAATCTGTTTTTGGACTCATTCCCATTTACAATCGTGACTTCATTCTTTATCTCGTACCGCATTTCTTTAGTGAAGCATGTATAATAACAATTCCCGCTCTTTTGTTCCCGCCGGTAAGTGCATCCCATAATTGGCTGCCTTAAGGCATCATTGGTGTAGACAATAAATGTAAATAGCGGATTCAATGTTATATAATCAAATGCCGATATATGCATCTCCGGTGAATAGTCACTTTTAATATCAATCATCCGGTACCCGATGCCAGTTATCTCTATATATCTAGCCATTTCCTGATCTTTGGCACCAGCACACTCGAAATCCAACATTTCATTAAACATGGCAATGGCGCTATCGTCAATTGATGCATTAGAACCTGAAATATCATTATCGCCACGCTGCACCATAGTGATCGGGTTCCCCCATACATAGCCAAGCTTAAACTCCGTTACCTCGTTTGCCACATTATCACAGACTTTAATATCAATATCTTTCCTTACAGTTTTCTCCCGAGTTAATGGCTGATTCCCTTTTTCATAATCAAGCAAGTATTTAATCTCTGCTACATTCTGCATATGTATGATTAAGGAATCCTGAAGCACCTGAATAACATTGTCTTCATTGATTGTCTTTTCATCTGTGTAGATTTTTCTTCGACCTTTCAACTCAGTCGCTATCATGCTCATCCTGCTTCACTTCCTTTGCCCGAAAAGTCACCCCACTGGAACAAGTGCGTTTGCTTAATGGTGTGGGTTCCGATTTCCATATGCTTTTTTTCTTCTCTTCTTTTTTCTTTCCCATAATTTCACCTATGAAAAAAGACACCCGGATTTCTCCGAATGCCTTGATTTATGTTGTTCGTGTATGTACACTTTCTACCAATATCATAATAACATAACAAAAGTGTGAATTGTGTGAAAGTTAAATTATGATGTGATTTATGACAAACCTACAAATGGGTTTTTAAAAAATCATCTATCTTCTTACAAACAGTGGTTCTATGATAGCCCAAATTGTTTCCTATTTCTTCATCCGTTTTGCCATCTACATACTTCAGCGCCAGAATATGCTTCATTTCAATTTGCTCCGGCGGCAATTGCTCCAAAAAAGTTTCAATATCCAACTTC